TCACCGAAGTCAGGACTACTTGCATTAGTAACAACAGTAGTGCCATTATTGATTTTGGCGCCACGCAAAAACGGGCGGTCAACCATTAAAGGTTGTTTGTTTGTGCTAGTAGAGCTCATGATGATTCCTTAAAAATTAATTTACTGCGGAAGTGCAGGCGCTTGAGGACGCCATTGACGAGCTGGAGTTGTATCCATCTCTACTCCAAGAGAAGCGGGATCAATACTTGGAGTAATAGCAGTGTTTCCAAACAACTGCGATATCGAAGAAGGATCAGATAAAGCTCTGCGAAGAATACTCAAATTAAAAGATTTTTCATCTGAAGGGACAATTTTATTGTTTTTATCTTGACGACGACGTTCTTCACGTTCCATACGACGATCTTCTAAATATTTTCCAAACTGCTCACCTGCTAAACGTTGTTCTTTTTCAGGACCAAAACGAGCAGGAAGACCTTTAACTGCTCTATAAGCATCTGCTCCCTGTCCAAGAATATTACTAATTTTATCTAAATAATCAATAAATCCAGGTTGTTTTTGTCCGAGAGGATTTCGAGCAAGATTATCGCCAATAGAACCATAAATGCCAGCAGTATCTACACCAAAACTTCCGTAGGGATCAACTGGAATTTGTGAAGATTGAGCTACAGCACCCCAATCAGTTACAGGAATACTTATAGACGGCTCCCCGTAACTGACATTTTGATATCCAGGAATTTGATTAAATCCTGCAAAGGCCATAACTAAATTCTCGACAAATACAGTTTACAACTAATTAATAACCACCGTACATACGAGAGCGAACATTCATTTGCTCAAGAAAATCTCTTGTCCGACGAAGCTGGGGCTGCTCTTGAGGGGTCGTAACAGCACGAAGATCGGTATTACCTTGAGTCGGATTAACAGCAGCTTCAGCAGTTGCTTCTGCATTACCCACGGCGTTTGCATCAATTTGTGAACCCATCGGAGTAGTCACAGTTGTAGTAGTGACAGACTCAGATGTTTGCTGATTGGCAGCAGGATTGATTAAGCTACGGCGTTGAAGCTCATAAGCCAACATGGGATATTGCCCAGCCCATTTTTCAAGCTGTGCCGCTTGAGCAGGATCGTAACTAAAACCACCTGCGAACTTCATCAGAGCTTGACGCACAGGAGCTTGCGTAGCATAGGCTTCACGAGCTGCATAATATTCGCCAATATTTTTATACATTTCTGGGCTGCGTGGCTCCATTGCCCGTTCAATTGCAGCTGCAGATGGATCGTACTGACTTAACTGGGCGCGACGTGTACTGTCTTGATCAGTGCCCGGCGTAAGAACAGGAGCAGGCGCGGTGGGATCTACGCGGCGAGGCTGGTAGCTATACCCAGGAACAACAGGTTGCGACCCTAGAGGAGTTCCATCAGGTTCACGGAACATAACTTCCGGTGAATTTAATCCACCCGGCGAAACAGGAGGATTACCAGGAGGAGTCATAACCGTAGAAGGATAACCACCCACGGGGGCAGAACCTTCATTTGGCCGTGAGAACCTGGAAGCTAACCCTACTCCCGCGCCACCGCCAATAACACCAGCTCCAGCAAGTCTTGCCGCCATCGGCATTTCTGTTAATAAACGAGTTAAATCTGTTACTTGAACTCCACCTGCGGCATTACGTAACCCAGCAGCTTCATTTACTAACGCACTAACAGGAGCCGAGTCAACTTGATCAAATAAAGAACCTCCTAACTCTTCGCCGGGAAAAGGTCCACGGGGGCGAGTCAATCCTTCCTGTATCAAATCAGCAACACTACCTCCAGTGGGAGGAAGCGAAGGACCTTGGATTAAGCCAGCTTCTAATCCTGGTTGATAAGTAACATTACCAAGTTTGCGACCAGTTACATCAACAGTTCCAGGCGGAAAACGTAAACGTGTAAAACTCCCAATCTCACCTTCACCGGGAGTTAAAAATGTTCTTTGAAGATAAGTTTCTTGAGGTGTTGGCGCTGCAGCGGGAACAACCGGCGCAGCCATCTCATTGGCATCGGGAACAAATTTGCCAGTACGAGTATAAGGACCTTGAACTGGAGGACGATTTTGAACTAACGGAGATAAACCACGAACGCCCGGAGCGGGAGGTTGCGCTGCTTGTGCTGCTCGACGCTGAATAGCTGTATCAACAATTTGCTGTAAACCGGGACGTAATTTTGTTCTATCCGGACGACCCAGGAAACCTTGAATATTTTCAGGCAGCTGCGACGGAGCGGGACGCGGAGCTTCGGGACGAATTCCCATAAGCCCAGCTTCACTTAAAGTTTGACGAACAGCTTCAGAAGCCTTACGGCTCCGTTGCATAAGTGCAGGACCAACTTTTTCGAGTAAAAATTGAACTCGAGCAGGATCTGCTACTTGTTGACGAACTTGTTGGTAAAACCAGCTAGGCAGACCCATGCCCTATAAAGCAACTATAGTTATTGACAGTCTACCGCCAATTAGCATAAAAATAGAGTCTGTCTGCCCTAGAAACATCAGGAGGCCCAGGAATAGCTTGAATAAACTCACCTCCAGATCTCTCAAATCTGTATCTAGCTGCAACAGGATCTCGATAATTAGGAACATATAACATTTGTGCTAAACGATCACATTCATATAAATAATTCTCTCGCCAAATACGAGCGGTCTCTCGTTTATCTTGGATATTAATAGAACGCGAGACATCACCTAAAATTGTCTCTTGTCTACTGGTTGCACGTCCGGTAGCAAGTTCAGTTAATCGCTCCGCTTCTTCACAACGCTCAAGTTGTTGAACAATTTTATCGTAATAAAATTCACTAGGAATACTATTACTCGCTTCTAATAAGCGAGCATAATCACCTGCAGGAACAGTCGCTATATTATATCCAAGGTGATATGCAACACGACTAAAGTTAAAGTCATCTAACGCATACCCAAAAACCTGTGCAGGATTTCGAGTTAGTTGATTAACTGCTGCATATATAACTTCGCGTTTTGTCGCATCAGTCGTGGTGGGTTGAAAAACAACCCCTTGCTGAGCTAAATAAGATTGAATCTGCTCAAGTTCAGCAGTAGTAAGTTGAGCCACGACTAGAACATTTACGTTCTCTTATTCTACGTATACACTCCCGGTAGCAAATACTTCGTCCCAATCAACTCGTTTAATAGATTGCAGCTGATCTAATTTTGTAAATTTTTCACCAGGTAACGATTGGCGTAGTTCGATAATTTCTTTAGCAGTTTTAAGACCAACACCAGGTAAACATTGAGATAAACCTTCCGGAGTCAAAGTATTTAAGTTAATTCGGTTGTCCACGGGGGGTAAAGGTTTAACAATTGGAGTTTTTTCTTCCTCTGCTTTTAGAGGTCGCCTATTTCGACGAGTTGAGATATGGTTTGGGTTTGCTTTAGCCTCAGGTTCTTCATTTAATTCACCAATTTGATCTTTATGAGCAAAAAATACCTTACCAGTGGTATTTGAACGAACCATTAAGTATTCGCCATCATCATGCGACGAAATTACTTCGATTTTGACACCACTGGGTTTGTAAACACTGGCAGTCATAACTTAAGTCAGTATATGTGCAGTAGTTTAAGCTAAAACCAAAGAAATCGGAGATTAACGAGCATAATTTTTCATTTCACTTTCTAATTTTTTAAAAAATTCAGCTCTTTTTTCCCAAGTATCTCCCCCTGTGCAATTTTTTTTAGGATTTATACAGTCTGTAGAGTCAACAGTATTACAAACTAAACCTGCAAGATCTAATTCGTTTCCTTTTTTACCAGTTCCCCAATGATGAATATTGTTTAACCACACAGCACCACATTTTTTACACTCTTTTCGTTCTAAACGAAGATCTGATAACTCGCGATCATTCATAATTAGTAGAAGTAAGGTGTTTCAGGCATAGTAAAGCAATAAATAAATAATAAAGTATAAAAATTTAATTAAAAAAAACCCCTCCCGTAGGAGGGGCTTAAGTTTTTTTCTCCCTTTCTGATTTTATCAGGCAGGAGAGGTAGAGGTATAGATACTAGACTCAACAACACCACCAGGTTGAAGAGCGAGATCCGAACGCTCAGGAGGTTGATCAAACAGAATCCAACAAACTTCGCAGATAGCGAGAGCTTTGTTGTTGCCGTTGAGTTTGCCCACACCGGCACGGGGGTCATAAACACCCGAACCTTGAGCCAGACCAGAGGCGACGGCACCACCCAAGTTGGCGGTGGTGAACAGTTTCCACTGAGTCTCAGCAGTCAGAGCAGACAGGCTGCTCGAATTGATGATGTTGGTGGAAGCAACGCTGCCGTTGGCAATACGGCTGTTAGAGCCAGTGATGGTAGTACCAAACTGGCCAGACACAACCGTGGTGGTGTCACGCAGACCTTGACCCACAGCGGGGATCAGGGTGAGACGAGGAGCGGCGGCGCCACCGGCAACGCCCGAGCTCACCACATCGCCACCGTCGAGACGGAGCGAAGTGCGATACACGAACACACCAGAAGGAGCTTTGATGCCGTCGGTAATATCGGCCCGGATATCCTTGTGGAAATCAGGGGACGGAATAATGACCGAAGCATTCAGGAACGGCTGCTCAGCACTATTTTGACCAGAGCCATAGGGCTTGGTGTAATAGTCAAGCTGGTTATTGGTGCCCAGAGCTTGATAGCTCAGGTCCACATAACCCACAGCCTGTTGAGCAATCCAACCCGGACGGAAGATCACACCGACAGGACCACCGACAGGTTGACCTGTCAGGTTTTGAGAAACACCGTTCGCATTGTTATACTGAACGGTCTTTTCTTCGTGCCAGTAACGAAGAACGTTGGTGTAGTTACCAGGATAAATCTTGGCAACTGACAGCTGATTAGGATTAATAGTCATCGTTAGTTACCTCCTCAAGCGTCGAAAGAGTAGGCAACGGTAACGAAATCAGCGTTCAGAAGTTCAAAACCTGCGTACAGGCTCCAAATCATCATGATGAAACGGCTGAAGTCGTCGTTGTTGTTTAGAAGCACCTGAGCGTTGTTACCGCCGATACCGACGCCAGTGGACTGCGGACCAAAGAAAATACCAATAGCTGCATTGTAATCAGCAGCGGTAGATGCGATGGTTGCATTTTGAGTTTGAGTAGGCATGTTAGTGCTTTCGAAGAAGCGCACGCCTTCAAACACAAAGCCCGTGGGCATAATCGGCTCACCGGCCACAAAGGTGGCTTGGCCGAACCCTTGACCCATGTACAGGGCAGCGTTGGGCTGCATCCCGGACATAAGTGGGTTGATTTGACCATTGCCAGGATAACGAGCAACTTCACGGAAGTCGCTGTTCTGACGCAGGTGCATCAGGAAGGTGGGATCGCAAACGCAGCGATAGAAACCATCCTGGAAGGTAGGAGTGTTCCGCTTACGCAGGCTCTTCACCACGCGCAGCAGGTCATCCTTAACGTCGAACTTAGCTTGCTCGGCGTTGGTATAAGTCAGAGAGCCAGTAGCCAGATCACCAGGGAAGTAATAACCACCTTGGGTATCAGACGACTGACCTTTGGAAACAGCTTTCAGGAGTTCGTTGATGAACACCCGATCGCGCCACCGGCGATAGTCATCCAGCAGGGTGAGGCTACCAATCGACTGGTGGAAAGTGGTGAGGTTACCAGTGTCCAGCAGCAAACGCTGAGCCGTGATCAGAGTCTCGCGAGCAATTTTGAAGGTGCTCGGCTGAGTCGGATCAGAAGGATCAGCAGGTCCGGTGTACTCC